TGCCGTCACATTTGGCAACAACAATTATTAAGGAGAATTAAGAAATGACAAACTTTGTATATTTCATAAGCACCACTTATCTCAAGGACAACAGTCCGTTGAATGAGAATGTGGATGACAAGTTGCTCAAGTCAGCAATCAAAGAAGCTCAAGAGATTTATATCCGGGATGTTATCGGTTCGGGTATTTACAACGAATTGCAGACACAAGCGTTTGCAGGGACTTTGACCAACTTGAACACAACCCTTTTGGATTCATACATTGCACCTTGTTTGAGATACTACACTTTGACTGAGGCAATGTTGCCGATGACATTCAAGTTGATGAATAAATCGGTTGCATCAAGAGAATCTGACAACGCTCGTGCAGTATCGGTGGAGGAGATGACATTGATTGAAGGTCGCTATCGTGATAAAGCGGAATACTATGCAAACCGTTTGCGTGATTACTTGCGTACCAACACCAACGACTATCCGTTATTCTTGAATCCAGGCAATACCTTTGACACCATCAGACCAAAGAACACCGCATTCAGCGGAGGCATTTATCTACCTACAAATTATGACGATTGTTTTTGGGGATACGACTTCCCCCACGAGGACAAATAAGTGGCAGAAGAACAACGAAGCCAAACTTCTCAAATTCCTAAAGAATGACCCTAAACCAAATAATCACAAAAATCCAAGAAGCAGCCGAAAGCCATAAGATGGTCGGTCACTTTGGTGTAGGTCAGCAGTCCAATCTCACGGTTGAGAATGTTGAGTACTATCCGCTTGTTTGGTTGTATCCTGATGGGTTCAATCTCCAGTCAGCCGGTAAGTTGATGACCTACAACTTTGCATTGATTGTGATGGATCGTGTGTTTGAATCTGAATCCAACACGATTGAAGTGCTTTCGGATACGGCTCAGATTATGGCTGACATATTTGCTTTGATTGACAACAACAATCAAGCAGATGGTGATTTTGAATTAAGCATCAACGGAAATGCCACTCCTTTCTACGATGCGAAAACTGATATACTTGCTGGATATGCAATCAACTTCCAAATCCTCACTCCTTATTTGGCTAATAGTTGCGTTGTTCCTGTGTAGTGTGCTTTGGTCTATGTTCAATTTTGAAGAAGAACAACGACCCGTACCACCGCAGATCAATGTAGAGATGCACGAAAGAATTGTAGAGCATACCAAGATAAAAAGAATAAAGCTCATTGAAGAAATCAACCACTATGACACGATATTTCTTGATACTTTTGATGCTACATCTTCAGGGCTTGAAGGGGCAATCAATCTCCATAGATTCTGCGACTCTACGCTCGGCAAATAGTTACTTGGTCAAAGGTGCAATCGCACGGCAGAAAGTATCGCAATTGATGAAGGTTGTCCAAGCGGATTCCATCATCATTGACCAGCAAGATTCTATCATCATCAAGCAGAAGTTGAACATCGGATATCTGAAGGATGAAAACAAAGTCCTTGTGAAGCAAAATAAAGCCATCTCACGCACTTTGAAGTTGTTCAAGAGTATAAGTATAGGTTTGGTAATTTTAAGCGTTCTCGGATGGCTGAAATAGATTTGTCCAAACTACCCGATGCACTTGATACTTATTTAGGTGATGCATCGCAAGGTTCACTCCTTCAGCAGATCATCGTTGAGTGGTGGAATAAGAAAGTCATCCCACCAATTTGGGCTAATCTTGATGCAAACGGAACGAACGCATCATCCAAACTTCGCCAATCGTTCGCACCAGGCAACATCACCAAGACACCGACATCCATCAACACAATCTTGTTGGCTGAGGATTACTGGGAATTTGTAGAATACGGAAGGAAACCAACACGAGGAGGGCATATTGAAGGTACTCCGTACTTGTGGCAATCGTTAAAAACTTGGATCAGTCAAAAGGGTATCAAACCGGCTGAAGGTCAAACATACGATTCACTTGCCAAAGCCATTGCCAAGAAGATTCACCGCAGCGGAACTAAGCCACAACCATTCTTAGAAAAGGCATTCACCGAAAGCATTCAGATGGAATTGGTCAACGAGCTGAACGCAAGATTTGGGGATTTGATATTTAGTGAGGACATAAAAATATAATTAAAAGTAAAATTTATTTGCATAATAGATAAGTTTATTTTACTTTTGCTCTCGTTATGGATTACACGAAAGCAATTGAAATCATCAAACTGAAACGCAGACAAGGTCTTTATCAGATTGTCGCAAGAAAAACGGGAGTATCACTTCCAACCGTCAGAAAGTATTTAGTGGAGGGCAACATCGTTTCTCCCAAAGCAAAAGCCGTCATTGAGATTGCATTGAGGGAGGTTTCCAATGATTGAGTTGGCAATTAACGGATGGATTCTTTCCGTTCCTGGTATCGTGCAGGTAGAGAAATACATCTACACGATTGAAGCCGTTGACAATTACCTAATCAACAATCACTTTGATGAGCTGAGAAATTATGTCAATTCTCGCCAAGTTGGATTCGGGGATTGCGTAACTACTGAATTTGATGGCATTAATTCTGAGGCATTCTTCAACAACGAAGTGGACAAGTTCACTGTGTTATTTATGCTCGGACAACAAACAAACTTTTTATAAAAACTCTATGAACAAATCAGAATCAATCAAGAACATTGCCGGTGCGTTGGTAAACTTCCAAGCAACGGTGAGCAAGGTCGGAAAGGAATCAAGCAATCCTTTCTTCAAATCCAAGTATGCAAGTTTAGCGAACATACTGGACACCATTCAAAAGCCATTGAGCGAATGCGGTTTGGCAATCAGTCAATTCCCTGATGCCAATGCACTCACAACAATCATCCTTCACGCTGAATCAGGTGAGTGGATGGAGTCATCCTATGTGATGCCGGTTGCAAAACAAAACGATCCACAAGCAATGGGAAGTGCAATGACCTATGCACGGAGATATGCACTCGGCTCAATCCTAAATCTGAACATTGACGATGACGATGACGGAGAGAAAGCAATGGGAAGGCAGTCAGCACCCAAGAAAGAAGAACTCACCCCAAAGCACAAGAGTTGGGCAAAGGCAGTTGAACACTTGCAGACAGGTGGACTGATGACCGACATCACCAGTAAGTTTGAAGTGAGCGAAACAAATCAGAAACTTTTAATTGGCGAGAAATGAAACTTCAACTTCCAACAATTCACACTAATTTGAACGAGGACGATTGGCAAGATCTAAGGCGTTCTCGCTTCACCGCATCCGAAATTCACAAGCTGATGGGTACTCCGAAAAACAAATCGGAGTACCTGTCAGAAACTGCCAAGACATTCATCTTTGAGAAGGCAGCGGAGTATCTGACCGGTCAAAGAGCGGAGATGTATGGTCGTGCTTTAGACTGGGGAAAGGAACACGAGAAGGAAGCCTTCCACTATTTCTCTCAGCAGACCGATGACTTTTACACATACTACGGAGCAGAAACATACACCTTCATCACTTATGGCGAATGGGGTGGATATTCACCTGATGCACTTGGAACACACCTGGTTGAAATCAAATGCCCGTTTAATTCGGGAAACCACCTTCAGAACTCATTCATCACCAACAACGAGCAACTCAAATCTAAACGCCCGGAATACTATTGGCAAGTTCAAATGGGGATGGTTGCAACGGAGATGACTGAGGCGTTGTTCTTGTCGTATGATCCACGAATGCCCATCGGCAAGAAGCTCACGCAAACTTTGATCACTTTGGAGGAGGACATTCAGGAAATAATTGACGAGAAGTTGGCATCGGCTGGAGAACTATTTATGTCAATCACAAAATAAATCGTTCATTCACAAAGAACATAGTAAAATAAATTTGCATTTGTGAAAGAAAGGTTGTTAGTTTGAATCACTATGACAAACGAAACAATAAAAAACCGAGACGAATGGAGAGCATTAAACTTAAAAATTCGCAGCCACCAAAGAACAATTAAAATGAACTCAGCAGCAGGGCAAGTATTGAGTCAAGAGTATTTAGATTGGGTAAACCAATTAATTGAACGCAGTATCTACTTATCAATTCACGGGGGTTTTTAAGCCCCCTTAATTATAAAACTATGGACTTAATTTTTTTACTCGTAATCACACCCATCACCATTGCGGTGATGTTCGTGTACTGGAAGTTGAAACAATACTTCAATGACTTTGACAAATTGCCTGAGGCATCGCCTTATCAATTTGAACGGGACAACTACATTCCCGAATTTGATACCTACACGAAGGCAATCTACAAGCACAAATTTTACAAAGGAAAAAACAAATAAAAAACTATGAATCAAATGCAATTATTTGACCAAATGCCGGAAGGTGATTTGGCAATCTTGAAGAAAGCGTGGAGTATCTTAAATCGGTACTTTGCGGAAACATCACCTTCAAACAAACCAAATGTTCAACTTCACACATCTACTCGGAATTTTCTTGACTATGTTCAAAGAGAATTTGGAAACGAATGGATTGATCGAAAGCATCCAGTGCTTCAAAAAATTATGCGTGAACACTATGTTAAAGATTTGTACACAATGCTAAGGCAGTATGACAAACACAACCTTGTGGAAATCATTAGAAATGACAACAAAAATCAAAACATTTCTAAATTCAGATTCTTATGACAACAATCATCATTCTCGGACTGGCTTTGTTTCTCGCCATTGCCTTGTTCAAAGTCAACGCACTTTCAACAAGGGAAGAAGAACTACAAGAACAGGTAAACAAGCTTAATCGTGAGATGTGGGATTTGCAAACTGAGAATCTCAGTATCAGGTCACAAATCCAATCGGCAAACGATCGTGCTAAAACTTGGGAACTTCACGCCAACGATTTAATTCAAAGTAGAAAAAATGCTCAAAGCTCTGGTCGTAAAGGCATCAATTAATTTCATCATAAAGTGGCGAGTTTATTATGCCGGAGAGCTACTCGCCACATTTGAGAATGAGCAAGATGCAATTGAATACGCAAACTTTATAGATAGACAATGAAGACAACAACGGAATTTATCTTTGAGTTGCTATGGGAAAAAGTCCAAAGCGGTGAGCTGAGGTCTGACATCTACACAACATCAGTCCTGATGGACATAGAACGACAAGCCACCCAGTACGAACCATTTATAAGCCAGGAACACTACAATGACGGATTCAGCAAAGCGAAGGAAATCTATGGATGAGTATGCACTCATTTGGGCAATCGCAGTTCTTCGTGAGGATATGCGACATACTTGGGAATACATCGGATGGAGATTAAACATTAACCCAAAAAGAGCAGCATTTTTACACACAAAAATAAAACCAAACTACAACTATGAACAAGTATATCAAAGCAACGGTAACGGCAGTAATGATTAACCAACCGGAAACAAGGGACTGTGATTTCAAACTTATGACGGTGATCTACAAAGGTATGTGCAACGGCAATGACTTCTTCACGATGTTTGAAGCCAAGCAACTACCATCACCCGAAACCATCCGAAGAACACGAGCTCAACTCCAAGAGCATCACGAACATCTTCGTGGGCAGAACTACCAATCACGGCAACGATACCAGGTGAAAGTTAAAAAAGATTTGGGATATCCGAAATGATTGATTAAATTTGTAGAAGTGATTGACAAATGCGGGTTTGTCCATAATCAAAACTTTTTGCCTTCCTGATAGATGTGTTCCCGTAAACCTTCTATCTCGGAGGCTTTTTTTATGCAAAAAAAATGGGAACACAAATAGAAATATGGAAAGCAATTGCGGAATGCAATGGTCAGTACTATGTATCCAGTCACGGCAGAGTTAAAAGTTTTATGTTTTTTAGAGAGAAATTTTTAAATGGAGGCATTGTCGGTCGTGGTTATCGTAAAGTAATTTTGGTTGATAAATCAAATAAGCGTAAGCAAAATTATGTGCATCGTTTAGTTGCATTAGCATTTATTCCAAACCCTGAAAATAAACCATCTGTAAATCATAAAGATGGAAATAAATTAAATAACAATGTTGACAATCTTGAGTGGATGACACAAAAAGAAAATGTTGAACACGCTTGGAGTAACGGGTTAAACGAATCAACTAGATTGTCAACATCAAAGGCGGTAATTGACATTCTAACAGGTAAAAAATATTCATCTTTAACATTAGCTTGTATTGATATTAATGAAAATTATAACAAACACGCATTAAGAATATTTAAGAAATCTAAAACCCAAAGATTCTTTCACTTATGAGCAAAGACCCAGCGTTCCTGTTCTATTCGTCAGATTTCTTAACGGGTACTTTGTTGATGTCAATGGAACAAAAAGGCAAGTTCATCACCTTGCTTTGTATCCAGCATCAAAAAGGTCATATGTCAGAACGAGATATGTTGCAGATATGTGGAACATATGATGAAGATATATTTAGCAAGTTTCAAAAAGATTCAGAAGGTAAATTTTTTAATGTCAGATTAGAACAAGAAGTTGACAAACGGAAATCCTATTCAGAATCAAGACGAAATAATCGTATGAAGAAAGAAGATGTGATAAACATATCTGATACATATGTTCAACATATGGAAAATGAAAATGAAATTGAAAATACAATTAAAGAAAAGAAGGTATCAGTATTTAGAAAACCACCCATTGAAGAAGTCAAAGCATATATGTCAGAACTAAAAATGAATGACTTGTCAGAGCAATGGTTCAATCATTATCAAGCTACTGGATGGATGATTGGTAAAAACAAAATGAAAGACTGGAGGGCATCGGTGAGAACTTGGAAAGCAAATCAAAAAAATAATACGAGTAATCAACAAATAATCCACCGAAGTAAGTTTAATTTGAAAGACTATGAACTCTGAGCAATATATACTTTCCCAACTTTTGTTTTATGACCAAACAAGAGCAATGCTTCCACGCATCAAATCGCAATGGTTTGAAGACAAGCTAAACAAACGCATCATTGAGGCAATGTTGGAGATGTACATTAACAACGACCCCATTGATGTTCTTACTTTGGGCAGATTATTCAAACGGGAAGAGATGATCTACATCGTTCGCTTGACTCAAGATGTCTATGGGATGCCAAACATCAGCAGTCACCTGCCCGAACTGGAACACAAGTACCTGAAGAAGGAATTCTTGAACAACCTTTCTACTTTGGATTTGGCAACGGACTTGAAAGAATTGCTCACCAATGTCCAAACGATGATAGACAACACCAAGTTTACAAGCATCAACGACCCTGTGCAGATTACACAAGTTACAAACAAAGCCGTTGATACAATCATTGAAGCCGTGAAGCGTGGTGATCAACTAACCGGTAGACCAACGGGATGGGTTGGACTGGATAGGATGTTAGGTGGATGGAATCCCGGTGATTTGGTGGTGATGGCTGCAAGACCTGGTCAAGGTAAAACGGCACTCGCTCTTACTTTGATGTGGGAGTTTGCCAAGCGTGATGGGAAAGGTTTGTTTGTATCGTTGGAGATGAGCAACGACCAAATTGCCAAACGATATTTATCATTGATCACCGACATCTCAAGCTGGAAGATTAGGAATGCGACATTGCGAGAATACGAAGTGGATATCATTATTGACAAAGCCAACAATCAGACAGTGCAATTCTTCATTGACGATGACCCTAACTGCTCAATTATGCAAATCAAATCCAAAGCCAAGATTCACAAAGCGAAACACGGACTTGAGTTGTTGGTGATTGATTACATCCAGTTAATCAAAGGAACAAAACAAAACAGGGAACAAGAAATTGCAGAGATATCCCGAAACTTAAAGTTGCTCTCTAAAGAACTCAATATCACGGTGGTGGTGTTGGCTCAGTTATCACGCAAATGTGAGGAGAGAGCGGACAAAAGACCTATGCTGAGTGATATCCGTGAGAGTGGAAGTATAGAACAAGATGCGGATGTTGTGATGTTCCCATTCAGACCAGCTTATTATTCAGGTGAGAAGCTTGAGAAGGAAGATGCTGAATTGATTATCGCAAAGAACAGGCACGGAGAATGCCACACGATAGACACCACCTTTATTGGATCACGCACAATGTACGAAGAACGATTATGAGAAAGTATTGGACAACGGAAGAAGCTGAAGAATTACAACGGTTATACCCAACAACAATGGCAAATGATTTGGCGGTGCATTTTGGATGTACTGTAAAACAGATTTACAATAAATCAAACAACATCGGTATCAAAAAAGACATTGAATTTTTACATCAATACTATCTTGAAAACTTCAAAGGACACCCAGCAACCCAATTCAAAAAAGGAGTGGCATCTTGGAACAAAGGCAAAAAAGGTTTGCAGATGGGTGGAGTTGAAACACAATTTAAGAAAGGACAAACACCACACAACACTAAGCCGATTGGATTCCGTTCACTTCGGGATGGATACCTGGTTGAAAGAATAGAGGTCGGATTTGAGTTTGTTCACAAGCTACTTTGGAAACAACATCACGGAGAAATACCACCAGGAATGTTTGTCGTGTTCAAAGACCGCAACAAGCAGAACATTTGTATTGAAAACTTAGAGGTCATTGACCGAGTGGAACACATCCGAAGAAACCACATCCAAAATTTACCACAAGAAATCAAAGAAGTAATTCACATCAAAAAACAAATAACAAGAAAAATAAACAGCTATGGCAAGAAATAAAATGACCGACCTACGAGATCACCTTTTTGAAGTATTGGAAAAATTAAGAGACGGTGACATTGACATTCAAACTGCTCAGACGATGGCAGATGTTTCACAAGTGATTATCAATTCGGCAAAGATTGAGGTTGACTTCATCAAAGTAACTGGCAGTACATCGGATTCAGGATTCATCCAACTCGGTGAACACAATCAAAAACTACTATGAAAACAATAACTATAACTGAAGAACAATTAAAAACATTAATCGCACAATCTTATAGCGGTGGATGGCACGATGGACAAGATGCAATCATTATGAGAATTGAGCACATTGATAAAGGTGGGGATGAACTCGGGGAACAATGGTATTCAACTATGGTTATAAGTGAGCTTGTAGAATTAGGGCTGTTATGATTGATTATCAAGAGATGCACCTGTTGAAGCAAGAAGTCAAACGGCTCAAAGGTGTAATCGCAGAACTGAACGATTCACGGATGCGAGAAATCAAGAAACTCAAAGACCAAATCGTGAACCCACGATGCAAGATCAACGAGATTGATGCCGAATGGACTGAAGCAATGAGGGTAGTGTGCATCATCTACGATGTCACCCCCGATGAGATACTGGAGAAGGTGAGAAGGCAAGGCATAATGGATGCCCGTCATTTGTTTTGTTATCTTTGCAAAAAGCATTTGCGGATGACCTACCTTTCCATCGGTCAGGTACTGCACCGTGATCACTCAACCATCATCCATTCCGTTCAAACCTATGAAGATCTGATCACCTATGACAAATCAATCAATCAATTCTATGTTGAAGCTCTATCCCTATTGGGTCTGCACCTCCACGAAAGGTCTAAGCTCGTCAATCAGTATAGTCCAATCTGAGGAAGAAGCGTTACGCATCAAGAAAAAATACGAAAAAGATGGTTATATTTGCATTATTGAAAAGAAAAGTTGACAAAAGCGGATATCATATTGGAGTTATCCAAAGCCGATTGGCTGAGGAAAGCAACGAAGAACATCGCTAAGAACAACGAACTTGCCAACGAACTGTATCAATACTTTTTTTTAACCATCCTTGAGAAACCTGATGACTATGTTGAGAAGTTGCACCGAGAAGGATATCTCCAGTTTTGGGCAATCCGCACTTTGTACCTTTGTATCAACGGCAACAGGCATCCCTTCGCAGAATCTCGCATATACGATCAGTATGATGTCTATGAGCTGGACTTCCCCGAAGAACCCGACCTACTATTTGAGAGAGAGCAAGAAGAACAAATTGAGTCAAACCGAATTAACAAAATAAACCAGGTAACGGAAACGGCATATTTCTATGAAAGAGAACTTTTCAAACTTTGGTGCAGCGGAATGTCAGCGAGAGCCATCCACCGCCAAACCGATATCTCAGTTCGTGAAGTGCTAAGAGTAATTAAACTAATGAAAGAAAGATGTACAACGAAATAATTGGAATTGCTTGTCTAAGCATCATCATCGTAAACTTTGGCAAACCAGCCGACCTACTCAAACGCTATCTCTACGGAAGCGACTTCTCCAAATGGAAACGAATGAAACCACTTGATTGTGCTTTTTGTTTGTCGTGGTGGTTGGGATTGTCCTTTTTTATATACACCTACGGATTTGTGGGTATCTTATACGCATCCATCGCAACCGTAATTGTCGCACTCCTTGAAACAAAACTATGACACCGCAAGAGAAAGCAAAAGAGTTGGTTGATAAATTTACTGTAGTTGGATTGCAACAACGAAACGAAGGGATTCAATGTGCATTGATTGCAGTTAATGAAATGATTAAAGTTGCTTGGTTTATTCCTGATGAGGAGATTTACGAGTTTTTGTTAGAAGTAAAAAAAGAAATTGAAAAACTATGATAGAATTCATCCAGTCACTTCGCCCGGCATACGAGATCTATAAAAAGACACTCGTGTTCCAATTAACGCCTGAGCAATCCGCACAACTTCAGAATGTACATCGTGAGATATTTGGTCGCAATGTTCCCAACTGTTCCACCTGTGTCATTGAGTCGGTGTTTTCACTTTTGATATGGGCAGACCAAAAAGCGATTGAGTTGGCACAACTTGCCGATGATGAGCAGAAACCAAAGAGGAGGAGAAAGAATGAGCAATAAACAACAAACGGCAGTGGAGTTATTATGGGAAATTGCATATAACAGAGAATTAACCTTTGAAGATTGGAAACAAGCCAAAGAAATGGAGAAGCAAAGAATTGAAACTGCATACAACAAAGGAACAGTTTATGGAATTGATTATCCTGAAAGTACATTACCAATAACTGGTGAACAATACTACGAACAAACCTACGGAGGAGGTGAGCAATGAAAGCAATCCTTGAGTTCGATTTAACTGAAGAACGAGCAGAGTTTGATATGGCAGTAAACGGATACAAGTTCTCGTTGGTTGCTTACTATTTAGACCAGCACTTGAGAGGATTGATTAAGTATGCACCGGATAACCAAAGCGAGGATACTTACAAAGCATTGCAAGAGACAAGAGACAAACTCCACCAACTGCTGAATGAGTACAATTTGGAGATATGAAAACACACACAATGCATTATCTCAATCATTTCGGTTATGACATAAGTGACTTCATCCCTTGTGAGGTGTGTGGCAAAACTGCCGTGGACATCCATCACATTGAACCAAGACAAATGGGAGGGACAAAGACAAAGGATGTGATTGAGAATATACAAGCATTGTGCAGAGAATGTCACATCAAATATGGTGACAAGAAACAACACAAGGAGTGGTTGAAATCCATTCACGAACAAAGATTGTCAATGGTAAAATAACAACGAAATAACAACGAGAGCAATGGCAAATGAACAGAACTTGAAACCATTCAAAAAAGGTGGGGATGAAAGGATAAATCTGCAAGGAAGACCGCAGAAACTCATCACACAAATGAAGGAGATTGGATACACCAAATCCCAAGTGGAAGATACGATGTTGTCTATGTTGTCGCTTGGGCGTAAGGAACTGGAGAAGATAGACCGAGGGGATGAGTACACAATAATGGAACGCACGATTGCCGGTGCATTGCTGAAAGGTCACGACAAAAACTCCCTGTTCAACTTGGAGATGTTGCTCACACGATCACAAGGCAAACCAAAAGAAACGATTGACCAAACGATTGAATCAAAGAACTTTACAATAACACTTAATTTAGATGAGAGCAAACTGGAGAGATGAGAACATCCTACCACCTGAAGATGAACGACTTTGTGTGGTAAGTGATAACCAAGAAATCAAACACCTTGCCCGTTACATTGACGGTTATTGGATTAATGAATTCACAGGGAACTTTGTAGAGATGTTGTACTGGATGCCCATCCCGTTATTACCAAACGAATGAAAGTAATCCAGTCGGGGCATCTCGGTGATTTGATCTATTCACTTACGGCAACCAAGCGAGTTGCGGAGTTGCACGGTGCGGTAGATTTCCACATAGGATTCCGTGAGCAGAATACTGTTTCAGGTCATCCAAGCGGAGGATATTGTATGAACTTAAACTCATACGAATACATCAAACCCTTGCTTGAGCATCAATCGTACATTAAAAGCGTTCAGATGCACTCACACCCCGACATTGATTATGACTTCGATAAGTTCAGGCGTTACGGGTTGAATCTCGCTGCTGGTGATTTGAGGCGGAATCACTTTCTTGTGTACCCCGAATTAATGTCTGACCTTCACGAACCTTGCATTGAAGCAAATGAACCTATCCCATATTTTGCCGACAAGATACTTTTGAACTTCTCATCTCGTTACCGCAATTACGACATCAACTATTTCCCATTGAAAGAACACAAGTGCGTTTTCTTTGGATACGAAGATGAGTACATTGCATTCACGGAGCGATGGAAGTTGGATTGTGAACTTGTCAAATGCCAAGATGCTTTGATGTTGGCAACTATTGTCGGCAGTTGCAAGGCATTCATCGGCAATCAGTCAAGCACATACGCAATCGCAGAACAAATGAAGGTTAAACGATTGCTTGAGATATGCGTTCACACACCGAATGTCATCCCCGTCAACAATGGCTTTGACTATGTCACCAATCAAGCGTTTAATCACCTACTTAAAACTCTATGAAATTACTGATATTAACTGACGGAATGAATGGTGTAGTTTACCACCGACTATTCACGCCACACTTACGGATGCAAATTGACGGACAAGCGGATGTCAGCGTTTGCCAATCACAAGAGGAATGGCTCACACTTGATTACACCCAATTTAATGTGATTATCTTCTCACGATGGCTTGGTGCAAAGCATTATGATGTGTTGAAGAAGATTGCTGATTCAGGCACTCCCTATGTCGTGGACATTGACGATTATTGGGTGCTACCAAAATACAACCCGGCATATTGGAACTATCGCAAAGGAATCAAGCAAGGCGTAAAGGATGCCATCAATTACGCTGATGCGGTGATCACCACAACTCCAGCACTTGCCAAAGAGATTCGGCAAATCAACGAGAATGTGACTGTTGTCTCCAACTGCCTTGACCTAACCCACAAACAATGGGAAGCCGAACCACAACCAAGAACCGACAAAATCAAAGTCGGATGGGTTGGTGGAGTTACTCACGAGGAGGACTTGAAGCTCATTGCTGAGGAAATCAAAGGAATGGACATTGAGTTCTACATCTGCGGTTATACACCAGGCGAGATTTGGAATCGGATTGCCAAGAGTATGCCCGATGCTAAGATTGTGGAAGGCACAACCGTCTTTGAATACGGTGAGGTGTACAAGCACTTTGATATCGTGGTCGCACCCTTGCAAAATACCAAGTTTAACAACTGCAAATCTGAGCTGAAGATACTGGAAGCGAGTGCGTACAAAAAACCAATCATTTGTTCTGCCGTCTTACCTTACCTCTATCACACCGCAAACGATGGGGTGCTATTTCTTCCACGCAACCAATGGAGATCAGGCATTCAGAAACTGATTGATGCCGGTCACGGAGTTCGTCAGTCAATGGGTCAAAGCAACTACGACTATTGCAACAAGCATCACAACCTTGCACTACACAACTTGACGAGAATGTCGGTGTATCAAAGCTTATGCAAATAAACTACACCCGACCATATCTAACCAACTACCAAAAAGACATCCTTGACTGCGATGCCCGTTTCACTATTACGGCTGCGAGTACCAAGACGGGCAAGACCGCATCACACATCATTTGGCTCTTTGAACAAGCACTCCAATGCAAGGATGGTCAGTCGGTGTGGTGGGTTGCTCCAGTATACCAACAAGCGGAGATTGC